TATTAGGAGTAACAAACAAACAAGCACTATTAGGCTGCGTATGTTGCATTACATCAATCTCCAACCAATCTAATCCATACTTAGGCACATGAAAGGATATCCCATCTAAATAGCCGTCCATCTTTCTAGTGGACTTCAGTAACTCCATTTCCTCATCTTGTACAAAGACAATGAAGTCAAAAGGATCCTCAATCAGTTTCTTCGCCTGAGTATAAAAAGCGTTTATCTGTGTTTGGCTATAATTGTTATCTAGCTGATTTGCTATAAGTGTTACCATGCCAAAGTCTCAAAAGTTTTTCATCTTGTAATTCATCTATTTTTATTTGCCCTTCGTTGTTGGGTGTCATGTCAACGTTGAAAAGACAAAACTTGCATTCTTCTCTATATTTATGTGGCTCCAAATCAGTAGGATGAGACTTTCCTCTATTGTAACTATACACCCAATCTAAAGGTATATTATTCCAGAAGTCTCTTTGTTTCCAATAATGATAGTTATCTGTGCCTTTATAAAAAGTTCTAAATATTAATTGTTCTTCTTGCATTGCGTCCCAGAATATATGCTCGCATTGGTCTTTATTCCAACACATTACACTAGAATTATAATATGTACCTCTAATATCTATGAAACGCCTATTGTGTATATGTTTAGGATTATCCCAATCTACATTTATTATTCTAGGTTTTAATGATAGTTCATATAAATCTGATATATCATTTTGTATAATTACATCTAAATCCATGTAACACCAATGTCCATCGTAACCTAAAAAATTATGGGAGTTGAATACTAAGAACTTTGCTCTATCCCAACAATAATTTTCTTTACCAAACCAATACTTAGGATGTAGCGGGTCAACATCTGGAATAGGTTTTGTATCACAGTTCAATCCTATAGGATCGTCGGTGTAACAAGTAAAGGTAAAATTATGTTTATAGTTTTCTTGTACCATACGATACAAGTTATTTACATAATGCGGACCGTATTTAGTGCCCCACTTGATGCATACAAAGTTCATCATATTCTTTTGCAATCTCCGGGTGTTGGTCTTGTCCGTTTAAAAGACATATAGTTTTATCCTTTTGATATGTTCTCCCATCAAACATATATGAGTATATTTCTTCTCTGGGAAAGTGTTCAAATGTAAATCCTTCATGATATAAAAACGTATCATCTCCGTAAGGATAGTTTATATGATATTTATGTTCGTTCATAGAATACTTTTTCCATATATGCGTAGCGTCTTTCCACAACATTACACTAGAATTGAAGTTAGATAAAGGATGCTTACTGTGATAAGGAAACTCATGTATATTGATACCTTCCTTTTCACCTCTTTCTTTCCAATAGGTATAGCATATCACAGGATTGTGTATACAATAATCAAATAAATGGTCTATAGGTTTCTGTATTCTTACATCTAAATCTAAATAAAGTATGGTCTCGCCTTCATTTGCCTTTATTTGAAAAAGTTTTAGCTTCTCCATATTGCCAGCAGGCTCGTGTTCCATATAAATAATACCGATATCGGGGTGTAAATCTTTAGGATCGTCCGTAACGCATATATAATTGAACTTACCCTCGGTATGCTCATATATTGCATTTACGTCTTTTGCACTATATTTAGTGCCATATTTTAAAGTCAAAATAGTTTTCATTTCAATATCATTTTATTTATAAATAAGAGTATAAGAGAAATAGAGGTATAGATGGCTACTGTACAGAATATAGTAATAGATCAAGGAACGACGTTCAGTCTAGATATAACGCTGACTAACGACGACGGAACTGCTAAGGACTTAACTTCTTACACGCCAACTAGCCAACTGCGTAAACACTACTCCAGCACAACATCAACCGACTTTACAGTAGCCAAGGTTGACAATACAGGAGAAATTACGTTGTCTCTATCGGCAACACAAACTGCAGGACTAAAAGAAGGCAGGTATGTGTATGATGTCGAAATAGCAAGCTCATCTGAAACATTAAGGGTTTTAGAAGGGCTAGTAACAGTAACGCCAAACGTAACGAGGTAAAATATGGGAGTTAAAGTAACAGTAGGAACTAGCGCGAATAGGGTAGTGACTTCAACTACTTCTCAATCCCGTACTCAAACATCTACAACACTAGATGGCTTAGAAGGAGTAGACACTACTGGCGTGCAAAACGGTTACACATTAGTTTATGATAGCACTAACGGGAAATGGGAAGCGGCTCCGGCCAGTAATCTTTCCGTAAACGTTACTGCAATTGATGGTGGCACATTTTAGTATAAAATTAGACCAATATTCAATAGGAGAAAATAAATGGCAACAACTATTCAGATTAAAAGAAGTACAGGGTCTACGGCCCCAGGTACCTCGGATCTAGTTGAAGGCGAATTAGCGTATGCTGAGGATCGTACTGGTGACGGTGCATCCGCCAAGCTTTACATCTCATCTATAGATAGTGGCGGTAACGAGGTTGTACAAGAAGTTGGTGGTAAATATTACACTGATTTATTGGATAACGCTACAAATGCTAATACAGCATCAACAATCGTAAAAAGAGACGGCAGTGGTAATTTTTCCGCAGGCACAATTTCATACGGTTCATTAAGCGACGGAACTATAACAGTTACCGCGTTTGTTGATGAAGATAACATGGCTTCTGATAGTGCTACTTTAGTACCAACTCAGCAGTCTGTTAAAGCATACGTAGACTCACAAGTTACAGCACAAGATGTTGATGTAGCAGGTGACTCTGGAACAGGATCAATTACTGATTCAGAAACCTTTACTATTGCAGGTGGGACTGGTCTCACAACTGCAATGTCAGGCAATACACTTACGGCGACATTGGATAATACAGCAGTTACAGCAGGATCATATGGTTCTACAACAGCTGTTCCTATCCTAACTATTGACGCACAAGGACGTATTACAGCAGCTACTACAGGAACAATTGCAACTTCATTTACAGTTGCAGCGGACTCCGGTTCAAACGATGTAGTCGCAGGTGGTGAAACACTAACATTCGCTGGCACAGCTAACGAAATCGAAACAACAGTTTCAAACAATCAGATACAAATTGGATTACCTACTAACGTAACAGTTGGAAACAACCTTACAGTTTCAGGTAACTTAACTGTATCAGGAACAACTACAACAGTTGATTCCACAACATTATCCGTAGCAGACCCGCTAATCTCATTAGCAACAGGTAACAATTCAACTGACGCAGTTGACATTGGACTATTCGGATTGTATGACACTTCCGGTTCACAAGACTTATATGCAGGTTTCTTTAGAGACGCATCTGATTCTGGTAAGTGGAAGTTATTTAAAGACTTACAAGCAGCACCAACAACCACTGTTAATACAAGTGGAACAGGTTATGCAGTAGGTACTTTAGTATCAAATCTTGAAGGAAGCGTATCAGGCGGTACAGTATCTGGCTTGTCATCAGACATAGCAGTAGCAGATGGTGGTACAGGAGCAGGTACATTCACAAGTAATGGTATCCTTTTCGGTAACGGAACGGGTGCTTTACAAGTAACAGCAGCAGGCTCAGAAGGACAAGTTCTTCAGGCAGGCTCAGGTGGTACTCCGGAATTCGGCGGAATTGACGGGGGTACATACTAATCTTAATTGAAGGTAAAGTGAAATGGATGAAAAATTAATTAATGAATATATCAATAATCTTGTTTTACAAGTTAATACAGTAACTCAAGAATCTATAGTATTGAAAACTAGATTACAAGTAATGGAGAAGGAAAAGAATAGATTGGCAGAGACCAACAAAGATTTACAGGAAGAACTCGACGCTCTAAAGTTTCAAAAACAAGAGGAAGAGAAAGAAAGTAAACCACAAGTGGAAAATGTCAAAGAGGAAGAAACACTAGAGGAAGATAAAACTCCGAAGTTCGTAAGAGAACCTAGGCCTAAAGGTTATAATCCAAAAGTAGATGGCCCTCGTAAACTTGTTCCTAATCCGGAATATACAAATTAAATTTAAGGAGCAATCATGGCAACAGTAATCAAACTTAAGAAATCAGAAACGGCTAGTAGCACGCCTACTACCTCTGATATCGTAGTGGGTGAAGTAGCCATTAACACAGCCGACCAAATAATGTATGTCAGAAATTCTTCTGATGCAATTGTTAAGGTTGCTAACTTTACTGAAAAGGATCAATCGTTGGTATTCCCAACAGGCGATTACGGTTCAGTTGCTAGCAGTCTTTCAACAGATGCATTTGGACAATATTTAGATCAAATATATGATTTAAATTCTGCTATACAATATAGGCTAGCTACTGAAGATTTAGGTTCAAATAGTTCAATATAGGAGACGACAATGGCAGTAACAGTACAATTTAGAAGAGGCACCGGAACACAAAACGATGCCTTTACAGGTGCAGTTGGTGAATTGTCGATTAACACTACCAACAATTCGGTTAGAGTACACGACGGCAGTACACAAGGTGGACATGAGCTTATGAAAGCTGATGCCACTAACATTGATGGAAATATAGCAAGTAGCCGTATTTCTGGAACAATAGTAGCAGATTCCATGGAAGATGGATCTAGCATAGACGGTGGAACTTATTAGAGGAGAAATAAATGCCAACACAAGTACAATTTAGACGTGGGACAACCACTCAAAACGCTAGCTTTACAGGTGCTGTTGGAGAGATTTCAGTTGATACAGATCTAGATACCATCCGCGTCCATGATGGTAGCACTGCAGGCGGGTTTAGACTCGCTAAATATTCCGAGATAACAACAGGGGATATTACAGGTGTTACAGCAGGGACAGGCCTTTCAGGAGGCGGTTCCTCAGGTGACGTAACTGTCAATTTATCACATTTAGGATTAGAGAGTTTATCCGATCCTGACGCAGATAGATTATTCATGTGGGACGATAGTGCAGGCGCAGCAGCATTTGTTGCTGTAGGTACAGGCATAACACTTGCCGGTACAAGCATGTCTATTGGCCAATCAGTTGGTACATCAGATAACGTACAATTTGGTAACCTAGTTCTCTCAGGAGACTTAACGGTTAATGGAACAACAACATCCGTAAATACAACGAATACTAATGTTACAGATGCATTACTAGAATTAGGTAACGGTACATCGGGTACACCCAGCAACGATGCTGGTATTGTAATTGAAAGGGGTTCAGCAGATAACGCATTCATCGGGTTTGATGAAAGTGCAGACAAGTTTCTTGTAGGTACTGGTTCATTCACAGGTGCAAGCACTGGTAACTTAACAATTACAACAGGTACTCTTGTAGCAAACTTAGAAGGTAATGTAACAGGAGCATTAACAGGTAACGCAGACACGGCATCTACGTTAGCAACAGCAAGAACAATTTCATTAGGTGGTGACCTTAGTGGGTCAGCATCGTTTAATGGAGGAGCCGATATAACATTAACAGCAACTATAGCAGCCAATAGTGTTGCTTTAGGAACAGATACAACAGGAGATTATGTCCAAGCTCTAGTAGCAGGAACAGGTATTACACTTGCCAACAATAGTGGCGAGACAGCAACACCTACTATTACTGGACTAGCGGTATATGACTCTGGCGGATCATTGCTTAACTAAGGAATGAAGAATGGCTTTAGGAAGTAGACAAGATTTACAGGACTACGCACTACGTAGATTAGGGCATCCTGTAATAGAAATTAATGTTGATGAAGGTCAACTCTCGGATCGTGTAGACGATGCTCTTCAATTTTTTCAAGAGTATCACTTCGATGGTGTGGAGAAGACCTTTGTTAAACATCAAATAGTAGGAAGCAAATTAAAATTAACTGCAAATCTTGCTACTAACTTTACCGAAGGCGAAATAATCACAGGCGGAACGTCCGGTGCAACTGCAATAGTCGACAGTGCAGATTCCACGGGACAGTTCATAGTTATTGAGCAGGTTAAATCCGGCACGTTCCAAGCCTCTGAAACAGTAACAGGCGCTGAAAGTGGCTATACAGCTACATTAGGTGCTACAGATCATTATACAAAAGGGGATATAGAAAACGGTTATATTCCTATTACTGACCAAATATTAGGCATTACAAGAATGTTTAACTTTGGCGGTGCAGCTAGAAACAATACAAAAGATGGAGAATTATTTGATCTAATGTATCAATTTAGAATGAATGATTTGTATAATTTAATGGGCGCAGACATGATATATTATACTGTCGTCCAATCTCACCTAACGACGTTAGAAAAACTTTTAACAGGTGACAGACAAATTAGGTTCAACAGGAAAACTAATAAACTTCATGTAGATACAGATTGGGATAGGACATTTAATGTAGGAGATTACATAGTAGCAGAAGCATACGCTATTGTAGATCCTGCAACATACGCAGAAGTGTATGATGATATGTTTCTTAAAAAATATGTTACTGCATTATTTAAAAGACAATGGGGCGAGAACTTGAAAAAATTCCAAGGTATTCAAATGCCAGGTGGAGTAACTTTAAACGGAGAAGGAATATATCAAGAAGCCGTACAAGAGATACAGCAGATAGAACAAGAGATGCAACTCAAATACGAACTTCCGCCCTCATTCATGATAGGGTAGATAGATGCCAGTAAATAATTTTTTTCAGAATGGCAAAGGAGTAGGCTCAACAGGCGAACAACGTTTGATTGAGGACTTAGTCATTGAAAGTCTGAAAGTTTATGGACATGATATCTTTTACTTACCCAGAACAATAGTAAACAAAGACACAATATTTGATGAGGATGAACTATCAAGGTTTACACAAGCATATCCTCTCGAAATGTATATTGAAAATGTATCGGGGTTCGAAGGACAAGGCGATATATTTGGTAGATTTGGTTTAGAAGTTAGAGACCAAGTAACATTTGCATTGGCCAAACGCAGATGGGAAGACATGGTATATACACAAGGCGGTGTATTTACACAAGAAGCAAGGCCTAGTGAGGGAGATTTATTATTTTTTCCTTTAACTAAATCTCTATTTGAGATTAAATACGTAGAATTTCAAAATCCATTCTTTCAACTTAATAAGATATATACTTATAGGTTGGTTTGTGAATTGTTTGAATACAGTTCAGAAGATTTGGATACGGGTATTACAGAAATAGATGCTATTGAAACTAAATACTCACAAGACTTATTAGAATATCAATTCCAAATGGAAACAGGAGAACTGTTATTGTTAGAAGACGGAGGTTCATTAATTAAAGAGGACTTCTCAACTAACATAGAACCAATAGACAATACGGACTTTAGTAACTTATTAACAGTCGAAGGTATATTAGACTTTAGTGAGAACAATCCGTTTGGAGAAATAGGCGGATGAAGATAGAACACTTAGAAAAAATAAATGCAAGTTATTTTAAGCATTTCAAATACTCTGTATACTTAGGTTCTATATCATTACTTGTAGGACTTATGAGTCTTATACACGCAGTTATACCTTGGGTGTTCGTAGAAACACCTTATAAACTAACTAAATATCAGATAAAGTTAGCAGAAGAGGCATTTGGATTAGGAAAGTAATATGTTTAAAAATACAACATTTTATCACAGTCATATAAGAAAAGCCATTATTGCCTTTGGAACTATATTCAATAACATAAACATTGAACGTAAAAATAGTGCAGGAGCAATTGCACAAACATTAAGAGTACCACTAGCGTACTCAACAAAACAAAAATTTATAACAAGAATTAATCGTGTTCCTGATTCAACAACTCGAGGGGAAGTTGCAATGACACTTCCTAGAATGGGTTTTGAAATAGATGGAATACAATATGATCCTACTAGAAAAACAACAGCTATTCAAAAGAACAAAGCAGTTGGTGTAGGTGATGATACAAATACAGTTAGAACCGTGTTTAATTCTACGCCATATAACATGAATTTATCTTTATATATATTTGCGAAGAATCAAGAAGATGGATTACAAATTGTAGAACAAATTTTGCCTTACTTTAATCCTGACTTTAATGTAACAGTTAATGATTTACCAGAGTTAGGAATAAAGAGAGACATAAAAATAACATTAGATAACGTAACGTATGAAGATGATTATGAAGGAGACTTTGCTAGTAGATTAGCAATTATTTGGACACTTAATTTTAAGATGACACTTAATTTCTATAGCAATGTTAATAACGTGGGAGTGATAAAGAAAGCTATTGCAGATGTATTTAACGATCCTGCAATGACATTAGTTAGAACGAATACATCTAACAGGGAACGATTAACAGTTTCCGTAAACCCAGAGTCAGCCACACCTTCAGACGATTATACGTTCCTGGAGACCTTTGATGCCGAATTCGAATAACCCTTTTGACTCTTTAGATAAAACATTTAATACTAAAGAAGTTACTAAGGCACTAGAAAAAAATTTAAAAGAACTTAAAGAGAAGGAAAATCTTCCCGATATTGCTATGTCCGACGATGATAAAGCTAAGTTAAGAGTAGTACAAAGAGACCAGGACTATGAATACGCTAGGTCAATATTAAAACAAGCAGAGCAATATAATGCTGAGGCAATAGAAGGTATATTACATATAGCAAGGAACTCTGACCAACCTAGAGCATATGAAGTAGCAATTACAGCAATTAAAAACTTACAGGATAATGCAAAGGATATGATTGCAGTACAGGAAGCACAAAAAAGAATAGAGAATGAAGACAGTAAAGGCAAACCAATACAAACACAAAACAATTTATTCGTAGGAAGTACGAAGGACTTATTAAAGGCAATTAAAAAAGAACAAGAACCAATTGATATAACACCAGATGGCACAGACTGAACAAACATCATATCACGGTAATCCGAATCTAAAACCATTAGCTTATCAACATGATTTCTCAGAAGAAGAAATTAAAGAGTATGTTAAGTGTAAGGATGATCCTGTATATTTTATAGAAAAATATGTAAAAATTATTACACTAGACTCTGGTCTACAACCATTTAAATTATACGACTGCCAAAAAAGAAAAGTAGATTGTATAATGAATAACAGACGTGTGGTGTTAATGGAAGGACGTCAGCAAGGTAAAACAGTTACATCAGCAGCCTGTATATTACATTACACAATATTCCAAGAAGATAAAACAGTAGCTATTATGGCAAACAAATCTTCAGCAGCAAGGGAAGTATTAAACAGATACCAAATAATGTATGAGAACTTGCCTATATGGATGCAACAGGGTGTTAAAGTATGGAACAAAGGTGATGTAGAACTAGAAAACAATAGTAAAGTATTAACAGCAGCAACAACAGCAGCAGCCATTAGAGGTAAATCTGTAAACTGGTTATATATTGATGAGGCAGCAATCATACCTAATAACATAGCAGATGAATTTTTTACTTCTGTTTATCCTACTATTTCTGCTGGTGAAACAACAAAGATACTTCTAACATCAACTCCGTTAGGTTATAATCATTTTTGGAAATTCTGGAATGAGTCTGAGAAAGGAGAAAACGGATTTGAAAATATGTTTATTCCTTACTATGAGATACCAGGAAGAGATGAGAAGTGGTTAGAGGAACAAAAACAATTATTAGGAGATGTTAAGTTCAATCAGGAGGTCATGTGTGAGTTCCTAGGTTCTACTAACACACTAATAAACGCACAAACAATTGGTAGATTAAGTACAAAAGAACCAGAGTTTCAAAATAATCATTTGGATATATATGATAGTCCAGAAGAAAATCGTTTTTATGCTATAACAGTAGATACAGCGAGAGGCATAGGTGGGGATTATTCGGCATTTATAGTAGTAGATATAACAGAAATGCCATATAAAGTAGTAGCAAAATATAGAGATAATACTATTGCACCCATGTTGTTCCCAGATGTTATAGGTAAAGTAGCAAAAGATTATAATGATGCTTTTGTATTAGTAGAAGTAAACGATATAGGACAACAGGTAGTAGAAATACTGCACCAAGAAATAGAATACGAAAATATTTTAAGTACGGTGACCGAAAAGCAAAGGCAATTTATAAGTCCTGGCTTTGGTAAAAGTACAAAAATGGGTGTTACAACATCTAAAGCAGTAAAAAGGCAAGGGTGTTTTACATTCAAATCGTTATTAGAAGAACAAAAACTATTGATATTTGATGAACATATAATACATGAAATATCAACGTTTATAGAAAAAGGCAACACTTATCAAGCCGATGAAGGCTATCATGATGACTTAGTGATGTGTATGGTGTTGTTTGGGTGGTTATCTTCTCAGGCATTCTTTAAAGATATGACTGATATTAACACAAGGGAAGGTTTATATAAGCAACAAAGTGCAGATATAGAACACAACTTAACACCGTTTATTCGTAATGATGGACAGGAGCCCGAAGCAGAAGTAATAAATGGAGATTTATGGTTACTAGAAGACAATTATGGTAAGAATCTACAACAGAAGCTAAGGGATATGGTAAAAAATTAAGACTTATAAATAATACGATGATAAAAACTTGTGTCATTCATAAGATAATATAAACCGAGGAGAAAAACATGGCATTTCAGCTATCACCAGGTGTACTCGTTAAAGAGGTCGACTTAACCAGTGTGGTACCCGCAGTAGCATCAACTATTGGCGCTTTTGTAGGTAACTTTCAATGGGGACCTGTAGACGAGATCACAACAGTAAGTTCTGAGAATAATCTAGTCGATAGATTTTTTAAACCGAACAACGACACCTTTGTGGATTTCTATACAGCTGCTAGTTTCCTAGCATACGGTAATAATCTTAAACTTGTCAGAGCAGTAGGAGACGCAGCAAGAAACGCTGTAGCTTCAGGAACTGCAATCGTTGTAGACAACGAAGACGACTACGACCTAAACCATTCAACTGGTTCAGGTTCTAATGGTATGTGGGTAGCTAGATACCCTGGAACTTTAGGTAATTCACTTAAAGTTTCATTTGCAGACTCTAGTACGTTTGATAGTAACTCTGTTGCTTCAACTACTATTACTGCAGGCGGATCTGGTTATACAAGCGCAACTGTAACATTTGCAGCAGCACCAGCAGGCGGAGTAACTGCTACTGGTACAGCAACTGTTTCAGGTGGTGCTGTAACTGCTATTACTATTACTAATCCAGGTAATGGTTATACATCAGCCCCAACAGTTACTATTGGAGGAGACGGTTCTTCAGCAACAGCTACAGCGGCATTAGCCACAGATTGGACATACAAAACACAATTTGATAGAGCACCACTTTCATCAAGTACAGTATTAGCAAAGGGCGGGTCAAATGACCAGGTCCATATTATTGTAATAGACGAAGATGGTTCATTCTCAGGCCAAGCAGGAACAGTTCTAGAGAAATTCGAGAACGCATCCAAAGCATCTGACGCCAAAGGTTTAGAAGGCGGTTCAATTTATTATAAAGACGTGATTAATTCTCAATCAAAATATATTTGGTGGAGCGATCATCCAGCATCTGAAAAATCAACAGGTGGATGGGGTTCGAACTCTACTACAACATTTACATCAAACTATACAACATCAGAAGCAACTGTAAGTTTAACAGGAGGAGTTGATGAAGCTCCTACTTCAGGTAATATCCAAACAGGATATTCCAGATTTGCAGACGCAGAAAGTGTTGACATTAGTTTGGTTTTAACTGGCGGACATAGTACAACAGACGTTGATTATGTTATCGATAATATTTCCAAAGTCAGAAAAGACTGTATTACTTTCTTATCACCACAAAGAGCTAGCGTTGTAAACAATGCAGGTTCTGAGGTAACTGCAATGATTGCTGATAAAGCTTCATTAGCTGGAACTTCATTTGCGGTAATGGACGGTAACTGGAAATATCAATACGATAGGTATAACGACGTTTATAGATGGGTTCCACTAAACGGCGACGTAGCAGGTCTTTGTGTAGCAACAGACTTAAGCACAGATCCGTGGTTCTCACCTGCTGGTTATAATAGAGGACAAGTAAGAAACGCAGTAAAACTTGCTTTTAATCCTAGTAAAGCAAATAGGGACGATATGTATAAAAACGGTATTAACCCTATTGTTAATACTCCAGGAACAGGAATAATCTTGTTTGGAGATAAAACAATGTTGGCAGCACCTAGTGCGTTCAACAGAATTAATGTTAGAAGATTGTTTATCATTCTTGAGAAAGCAATTAGTACAGCAGCTAAATTCCAATTGTTTGAATTTAACGATGCGTTTACTAGATCGCAATTTACTAGCTTGCTTACACCGTTCTTGAGAGACGTTCAGGGACGTAGAGGTATATATGACTTTAAAGTTATTTGTAACTCTAGCAACAATACACCCGAAGTTATTGACAGAAACGAATTTATAGCAGACATATTTATTAAACCTGCTAGAGCAATTAACTTCATACAACTTAACTTTATCGCTACTCGAACAGGCGTAAGCTTCGAAGAGATTGGTGGGTAATATAAATAGGTAAGAGGAGAAATAAATGAATATCGAAGAGTTTAGAAGTAGGTTAGGAGCTGGTGGAGCCAGACCTAATCAATTCAGAGTCACTCTTAATTTCCCAACTATTGCTGAAAGCGACAATACCTATAGTATTTTAGTTTCAGGTGCGGCTATCCCAGCTTCAACTGTTAACCCAGCAATTATTCAATACAGAGGTAGGGAAATTAAGTTAGCCGGCGAACGTATATTTGATCCGTGGACAGTAACAATAATTAACGATACTAATCAATCGTTAAGAAGACCATTCGAGCAATGGCTTGATTCAATGAACCAGAAAGATGACAATAGAGGTAATTTAAACCCTGTTGACTATTTCCAAGACATTGAAATTGAGCATTTAGATAGGAACGACGCAACTTTACCAGGCGGTAAATACATTTTATATGATGCGTTTCCAATCAATATGTCAGAAATTGCATTACAGTATGCACAGAACGACATTATCGAAGAGTTTACAGTTACATTCCAGTATCAGAGATACGAGAACGTTGGCGTAGACGTATCCGTTTAACGGATATGATCTTACAAATAAGGTAAGAATAAATTATGGATATATTTGGATTTGAAATAAAGAGAAAGGACCAGGCAACGAACGAGAAATCGTTTGTTGCACCGGCCGAAGACGGCGCTATTGAAAGCATTAGAGCTGGAGGTTATTACGGTACCTATTTAGATTTAGATGGCATTAGTCAAACTGAATCTGAATTAATAAAAAGGTATCGTGATATATCAATGATGGCAGATGTTGATACAGCGATTGAAGACATTATTAATGAAGGTATAGCTCAATTGGAAAATGAAAGTCCAGTTGAAATAAACTTAGATAAAGTCGAACTGTCTAGCTCTGTAAGGAAAAGTATATCCAGAGAGTTTGAGGAAGTAAAAGCTCTCATGTCCATCCAGGATATGGCACAAGACTATTTCAAGAGATGGTACGTAGACGGGAAAATATACTTCCATAAGGTTATCGATTTAGATAATCCTAAAGACGGGATCAAAGATATTAGATATATTGATCCTAGAAAAATTAGACGTGTTCGTGAAGTTAAAAAGGAAAAGAATGCGTCAGGTGTGCAGTTCGTTAAAGATGTAGAAGAATATTTCATCTATAACGATAAAGGTGTTACTTCAAAACCCGGTGCATATGTAGCCCCTGAGAATCAACAGGGCTTAAAAATTGTGAAGGACGCAATTGCATACGCACCAAGTGGTTTGGTAGATCATGATAAGAAAATAGCACTTTCTTATTTACACAAAGCCATTAGGCCTGCAAACCAACTTAGAATGATGGAGAACGCAGTAGTCATTTATAGGATTACAAGGGCTCCTGAAAGACGTATTTTTTATGTGGATGTTGGTAACTTGCCAAAGATGAAGGCAGAACAATATCTAAAAGACATTATGGACAGGTATAGAAATAAACTTGTTTATGATGCTAACACAGGAGAGATACGTGATGATAAGAAGTTTATGTCTATGTTGGAAGACTTCTGGTTACCTAGAAGAGAAGGCGGGACAGGAACTAACATTGATACATTGCCAGCAGGACAGAACCTAGGGCAAATTGAAGATGTAGAATATTTTCAACGTAAATTGTATCAAGCGTTAAACATTCCGATGTCACGTTTAGAACAACAAGCTGGACTTAATTTTGGTAGGGCTGCAGAGATAAACAGAGACGAGATGAAGTTCACAAAGTTTATCGATAAACTAAGAAGAAAATTCTCAGTTTTGTTTATGGATTTATTAAAGTCTCAGCTTTTACTAAAGAATGTTATTACTTTAGAAGATTGGGATGACATTAAAGATGACATCTTTTTCGAGTTTGCTACAGATGCTTACTACACAGAATCTAAAGAACAAGAGATTTTGAGAAGTAGAGTAGAAGTATTAAACGGGTTATCAGCATATATAGGAACATTTTTTAGTAAGCGCTGGATACAGAAAAATGTATTGAGTCTTACAGATGAAGAAATTGAGGCAATAGAAACAGACTTGTTAAAAGAACCTCAGTTACAAAGACAGTATCAATGGTCACCACTTACTGCAGTTGAACAACAACAACAAGAAGGTGGAGATGATGGTATAAATAGTGATATACCTGGAGAAGGAAACCCGGTACCAGGACCGGATAACGGAGCATAGTATGGCAGAAGAACAGAACGATGTAACAGTAAATGATCTAGTAGACGATATAGTCTCTGGACAAAATGCTGATGCACAAGAAAAGTTCAACTCTCTAATGCAACAACGCACAGGCGAGGTATTAGATAATTTGAAACAACAACAGGCAGCTTCTCAATTTGGAGATCAAATTGCTGGCAGAGAAGGTGCAGATATAGGTGAGTTTGAAAAGATGGGACTTGTCCCGGACCAAGCGCCTGTAGGTGACAAGCTCGACGATGCAATCGTTGATATTGACATGCAAACCGGAACGCCAGTAGATAACAATAAAGAAGAGGAACAACAATGAAAACTTTCAAACAATTCAGAGAAGGTGTTGAAGTAACTGAAGCTCCTGTAGATGGAGTTGCAAAAGGATCACTTCCAAAAGATGATCATATGTGTGCAACTAAAATCTTCCACAAGGAATGGAACGAAGGAACACCTATTTTTGGCGAACACGCAGATCCAGACGAAGCTGGTAACGTGTCTTGGTATAAAGTAATGTTCGAACATGGTATCGAACAAGTTGAAGTGGATGACCCTAATGTTGAGGTACTTGAAGAAGGATCTCACGGATCACATAAAAAATCTAAAAAATACTAATTTTAAAGGAAAACCAAAATGGCAGTAACAGTAAACAATCTCAAATTAACACAAGTCCAAGGTGTTGTGAGTGTTAGGGGTACTGCTGCTACAGGGACAATCGACTTAGATGTAACGCTAAAGAAATCTACCGAGACAGCTAGCAGCCCAACAGTAAATATTAAAGGATTACATTGGACACTATCAAGCGGCGCTAGTGCAAAGGTGCAACGTAACTCCGTTGTACTTTATGAATTAGCAGAAAGTGGTAGTTTAGATATGTACGGATTTAACGATAATTCAGAGAACACATCAAACATCGAGGTAGTAATCGCCGGCGGTGATGGTGGTACAGTAATACTAGACTTAGCGAAAGTCGGTGGATTTGGTTCTCAACAACACCAGGATGCACCATTAGATACTAATGATAGTGGTGATGTATACGAAGGAGGTAGTTTAGGATAATGAGACTAATTAAAGAATTTAATGAGGAGATACGATACCTCACAGAAGAGAGTAAAGATCCTAAGAAACCTAACGTATTCATTGAAGGTGTATTCTTACAATCAGATTTAAAGAACAAAAACGGCAGGATTTATCCTAAAGAAGTAATGCAGAGAGAAGTCAACAGATATGTTGAAGAAGCTGTTAAAACTAAAAGAGCTTACGGTGAATTAGGACACCCGGAAGGTCCAACAGTTAATTTAGACAGAGTCTCTCACATGATTACATCCTTAAAAGAGGATGGCAGTAATTACATTGGTAGAGCCAAAATAATGGATACACCAATGGGCCGTATTGTTAAAGAACTTATTAGTGAAGGTGCTCAACTAGGCGTAAGCTCTAGAGGATTAGGTTCACTAAAAGAGAAGGGTGGTATAAATGAAGTCCAAGACGACTTTATGTTAGCAACTGCAGCAGATATTGTTGCAGATCCTTCGGCTCCGGATGCCTTTGTACAAGGAATTATGGAGGGTAAAGAATGGGTTTTTGTTAACGGAAAGTGGAATGAACAGGATATAGAAGAAGCACAAAACGTTATTAAGCGTGCTACTACTAGAGAACTAGAAGAGGCAAAGATGTCTCAATTTAGCAAATTTCTGTCAAAACTTTCTAATTATTAACAGAAAAACTTATAAATATAAATAATATTGATGTTTTATTATTTAAAATAATCCTAATAAACAAAAGGAGAGAAAAATGGGAGTAGAATCCAAAATCAGAGAACTTCTAGAAGGTAAGCAATTACATGAAGAAGTTATAGAGGAAGTAGCTGGGAACCAGCAACCGACTAATTCTGCGGATGCACATCGTCCATTAGATAAAAAGCAAGGTGATGCTACCCCTCCCCTACAAGGCAGTTCAAATCCTAACCCAGAGCAACAAGACCTAAGCGGTACTAATAACCCTGAAGGCGGATTAACAAGCGAAGTAGGAAAGGCAGCGTCAGCAAAAGCTGGTTCAGCCCCACGTCCACAAAACAGTGGTGCTGGTCAGGCTCCTAACTACACAGATGGCACAGATCCACGTAGCGTTGTTAACCAATCATCTTCCAAAGGTAATGTACACCAAGAGGAAGACGAAGTAGAGTTAGAAGACGATCAAGAAGTTTTAGATGAAGTCGAAGAGACTGAAGAAGAAGCAATCGTTGAAGACGAATACGTAGACGAAGGTCTTGAAGAGTTAGAAGAAGGAGAGGAGGAGTCCGAAGAAGTAGTAGCTGAAGAAACTGAAGAAGAAGTTGAAATGACTGAAGACGAAGTAGAAGCAGAAACACTATTCGAGGATGACATTGCTAATTTATTTAAAGATGAAGAGCATCTTTCCGAAGAATTTAAAACACAAGCAGCCTCATTATTTGAGTCTGTTGTTGTTGCTAGAGTAAATCAACAAATTTCTCAAATTGAGAATGAACTTGTTGAAGAAGCTAGCAAAGCTTTCGATGAAGCGAAAGAAAATCTCGTTGAAAATGTCGACAAGTATCTGTCATACGTGACGGAACAGTGGATGAAGGAAAACGAGCTTGCTATTGAGAATGGTTTAAGAAATGAAATCACAGAGTCCTTTATTAAAGGTATGAAAGAGGTTTTCGTTGAACATTACATTGACATTCCAGATGAGAAAGTTGATGTGTTGTCAAACCAACAGCAAGAAATTGATGAGCTAAAATCTAAGTTAGACGAAGAAATTGGCAAGTCAGTAGCGATCAGCGAAGAAAAAGAGCAACTACAAAAAGAGAAAGTATTCTCTTCCGTGGTTGGCGATCTAGCTGAAACAGAGGTGGAAAAGTTTGCAAGTCTAGTCAATGATGTAACATTCGGCGACGCAGAGGAGTACGCTCAGAAACTAAACGTTATTAAGGAAAACTATTTTCCAAAAGCGAAAGCTGAAAATAGCGATAAGCTAGATGATAGCGTTGACCAAGGAGCCTTAGTTGAAAATACTGTTATGGCAAGATATGTAGAAGGTATCAGCCAAGCAGCAAAATTTGACAAGGTTAAAAGTTAATTTTTTTATAAATAATTAGGTTATTAAACATTATAACAAACGTAAATAAAGGAGCAACTAATGTATCTTTCAGAAGAACTACAGAAAAAGTGGCAACCCGTACTAGAGCATCCTGAGCTAGATAATATCAAGGATCCTTATAGAAAGGCTGTTACTACCGTGGTACTCGAAAACCAGGAAAAAGCTCTCCGTGAGGAGAAGGAAGCCCTGTTCGAAGCTACACACGCAAACCAAACTGGTTCAAGCGTAGATAACTATGATCCTATCTTAATTTCGTTAGTTAGACGTGCGTTGCCAAACTTAATGGCATATGACGTATGTGGTGTTCAACCTATGTCAGGACCAACTGGTCTTATCTTCGCAATGAAGTCACACTTTACTAGTCAAACTGGTACAGAGGCATTATTCAACGAAGCAGACACAGACTTTTCTGGCACAGGAACACACGCGGGATCCAACCCAGTAGACGGCACTTATACAACAGGTGCTGGCGTAAGCACATCTACTGCAGAAGGATTTGGCGATTCAACTACACTTAACGAAATGGCTTTCTCTATTGAGAAAACAACTGTTACTGCTAAGTCAAGAGCACTTAAAGCAGAATACACAGTTGAACTTGCTCAAGATTTGAAAGCGGTTCATGGTTTAGACGCGGAATCAGAACTTAGCAATATTCTTTCACAAGAAATATTGGCTGAGATTAACCGTGAGGTTATTAGAACGATTTATAAAGTCGCAAAAACAGGATCTGCAAGCACAGCTACAGCAGGAACATTCGACCTAGATGTCGATTCCAACGGTAGATGGTCAGTAGAACGATTCAAAGGTCTTCTCTTTAACATAGAGAGAGACGCAAACGTAATTGCACAAGACACAAGACGTGGCAAAGGTAACTTCATCATCTGTTCATCAGATGTTGCTAGTGCTTTAGCGATGGCTGGTGTTTTAGATTACGCCCCAGCATTATCAACTAACTTGAATGTTGATGACACAGGTAATACATTCGCTGGTGTGTTAAACGGCCGTTACAGAGTCTACATTGATCCTTATTCAGCAAACACAGGAGCTGCTAGCCAGTTCTACGTTGTTGGATATAAAGGTACTAGCCCATATGACGCTGGTATCTTCTACTGTCCGTATGTCCCACTACAAATGGTAAGGGCTATTGACCCAAGCACATTCCAACCTAAAATTGGTTTCAAGACTAGGTATGGCATGATTGCTAATCCATTCGTAATGCAGGCTAACGGAACTACAGATGCAGATTCATTTACTGCAGACCGTAACCAGTATTACAGATCAGTTAAAGTTACAAACTTAATGTAACAGATCTTTTTTTAAATGGTAAAGGGGGCTAGATTTAGCCCCCTTTTTTGCCAAAGGATGACAAATGAAATATTTGATTGTACTTTTAGGAATTATATTTGTAACAGGATGCGCAGGTAGAATCTATTTAGATGCTACACTACCCAACGATAAAGACGTTGATATTCGCATTACTACAAATACAGAACCTAAAGAATATATCGTTGAAAAGTAACAGTTAGTCCTGTTCTTTCACAAAAGCGTTCAGCTCCCTAGCTAAAGCAATTACTTCTTTTGCTGTTATAGGTTCTATACACTCTAATGGAAATTCCGGATAACTTATATCTCTTTGGTCCAAAGATCTTTGGACGTTATTGACATAAGCATCTAACTTAAAACTTCTATTTTGTTCCAACAAGCCTTGCGCTTGTCCTAGTAAGTCGGCTCGTATTTCAAAGCCATTTCTATTGTTTGACATTATTTTCTCCTCTCTGTGTCTATGTCCTTTATTGGACTTATTATATATTCCTTTGGTACTCTACCTAATTGACTTCTGGTTACATTGAAAGTATTATAAATACTATTGCTAAGGAGGAAATATGGCATATTCGAAAGAAGTAGTAAAAAGATTTGAGGAAGTAACAAATAATCCTGCTGCACATGGTGTAGGACGTTTTGATCCTAAAGACCCTAATGTGGCTACAGGACTAACAGGCGCCCCAGCGTGTGGTGATGTTATGAAGTTAGACTTAAAATTAAATCCGGAAACTGACGTTATTGAAGATGTTAAATTTAAAACTTATGGTTGTGGTAGTGCTATTGCTAGCTCTAGTTTGTTCGTAGAAATGCTAACAGGACTTACAATAGAAGAAGCAAAGAAAATAAAAGATAAAGACATTGCTACAGCATTAGAACTTCCGCCAATTAAAATACATTGTTCTGTATTAGCAGAGGATAGTATTAAAAAGGCAATAGAAGATTGGGAAGAAAAGAAAGCAGGACGTAACAGCACTTGGTTAGAAAAAATGGGTGCAGTTAAGAAACCAACCGATGGAGACGCCATTGCAAGCTAGTCAATTTGACCCTAGCAACATGATTGCAACATCTAGACCACCACTGGTGGACTTTACAGATGAAGCACTTCAAGAAGTTATGGCTAGATTAGAGAAAAATAAATCAAAAGGTATTTACTTTGGTTTAACAGGCGGTGGTTGTGCTGGATTTTCTTATGTTTTTAATTATGCTAATGGACCAGTATCCGAAACTGATATAGAAATTGATTTCGGAAAGTTTAAAGTATGGATGGATATGATGTCCGAGATGTATTTGGCAGGTACAATTATATCTTGGAAAGTCGAAGGACTTAATGAACAATTTGAGTTTATTAATCCTGCTGAAAGTTCTGCTTGCGGGTGTGGAGTTAGCGTATCGTTTTAGGAGTATATAATGGCAAGAACGTGGGCAAAAATAGACCATCGTGCAACAAGAAAAGCAACATCACAAGGTGTTGGTGGTAGAGGAAGAAGTGTAAAATGCGCTACTTCATCAATGAATAAACATAAAAAAAGAAGTTATAAAAAATATCGAGGACAAGGTAGATGACATTAACAAATATTAACAACATTACGGAAGCAGCGTTTACTGCAAATAATCCAGGTGAATTGGATTATCTAAAACCTAATGGATTTAAATTTCAAATACATAATATCCCTAATGTTAGTTATTTTTGTCAAGCGGCAAATATTCCAGAAATTAATTTGCCACCTGCAGATCAACCAACACCACTTGTAGATGTTCCTTTACCAGGAGACAAACTACAATTTGGTACTTTGATGATTAGATTCCTTATACAAGAAGACATGGCAAACTATAAGGAACTATATGATTGGTTAATTGGATTAGGGTTTCCAAGTGACCATAAACAATACGCAAGTTATGGAACAACACAGGAATATAGATTTCCTGATATAGATCCCAAAAAACAAGCAGCTTTGGGACAGTTCTCAGACGCTACTTTATTTGTATTGGATAGTAATAATAACCCTGTGGTACAGTTTACGTTCAGAGACTTGTTTCCTGTTAGTTTACAGGGACTAGACTTTGAAATATATACAGGAAGCACGGAGTATATGACAGGTGTAGGAATGTTTAGGTACAAAGACTACACTATTACAACGGCTTCTGGTATATAAACTTCTTGACATTTAGTTTACTAGGTCCTATAATACTATATTATGAAAATATCACTTGAATATCTACAAGAGGAATGGAAAAAGGATTGTAAGTTAGACGAGCTTAACTTAGGTGGCGACTCAACTAAACAACCAGAACTCCATGCTAAATACCTCAATTACTTAACCACTTTAAAACTACAGGCAAGAAAGGCTAAGAGTAATTTGTTATCCTTAAGACGTTTGAAGTGGCAGTATTATAGAGGTGAGTTAGACCAGAAACAATTAAATGAATTGGGTTGGGAACAATACTTAGGTAATGCTCCTCTTAATAATCAAATGAATGATTTCTTAGACACAGATCCTGATGTCATAAAACAAACAGACAAAGCAGAATATTTAGACACTTGTTTATTACAATGTGAAAGTATTCTTAAGGCAGTAGGTAGTCGAGGGTTTGATATAAGAAATGCAATAGAATGGACTAAGTTTACAAATGGATTACTATAAACCAAGACCTTTACCAATGGCAATATGTACAGATAAAATGTCTGTATTAGTAGGTCCTCGTTCGGGTTCAACAAAAATACAAGACGAACTAGGAGATAATATAATAACACTTGAAGCATGGAAAGAAACAAATTTAAAAAGAGTTGCTGTTTTAAGACAACCTATACAAAGATATTTTAGTGTTAAAAGAATGGAATCTCACGCAGAACAATTACAAGGTACAGATTGGTGGGTTCCTAATTACTGTGAACAATTAGAAGATACAAATTTTGAATACATATTGTTTGGAAATTTATCATCTTATGTAGGAGATGTAAAAGTAGGCACAACATTAACAACAGGAGTTAATCTTAATGACCTGACTTGTGATGACAAGATGAAATCTGAAATGGATTCTTATCACAAACTTATAACATCGAGAAAAGAATTAACCGTAAGGGACTGGCGTGATCTCTGTAAGTAAAAAGAACGAAGTATATTTAAAGATACAAACAGATCCAGGCATTGGTCAGGAAATATGTGACTTCTTTACATTTGAAGTTCCGGGTGCTAGGTTTATGCCGATGTATAAGAATAGAATGTGGGACGGTAAAGTTAGATTGTATAGTTTATATACCAATGAATTATATGTTGGACTATTAAAGTATTTAATTGACTTTGCAAATACATTAGAATACGATATAGAAGTAAATATAGATGACTTAGGAGAGAATGTAGACGTAGAAGGTTTTACAAAGTTATTAAAATTACAAAGTGGCGGTAAGGATATACAAATAAGAGATTATCAAATTGATGCTATAAAACACGCACTATCAAATACAAGGTCATTATTATTAAGTCCTACGGCTAGTGGTAAATCACTAATCATATACAGTTTAATTAGATATCATCAGTCACGAGGAAGAAAGCAACTTATTGTAGTACCAACGACTTCACTTGTAGAACAAATGTACGGAGACTTTCAGGACTATGCAACAGCAGATAATTGGAAAGCTCCTGAGAACTGTCATAGAATATATGGTGGTAAGGAAAAGTCAAACGAATACGATATAACTATTAGCACATGGCAATCTATATACAAGTTTCCTAAAAAGTGGTTTGAACAATTTGATGTTATATACGGAGACGAAGCACATAATTTTAAATCCAAATCACTAACAACATTAATGAATAAATGTGTTAATGCACCATATAGAATAGGAACTACAGGTACATTAGACGGAACACAGACACATAAATTAGTTTTAGAGGGAGTTTTTGGCCCTGTACATAAAGTTACTACCACAAAAAAATTGATGGAGGATAAACAATTAGCAGATCTAAAAATCGTGTGTTGCACGCTAAATTACACCAAGGACGAAGAGCGCAAGTTTATTACCAAATGCACATATCAGGAAGAGATAGATTGGATTGTAACAAACCCACAAAGAAACGAAATAATAAAAAATCTAACTATCGCCCAGGAAGGTAATACTTTAGTTCTATTTCAATTCGTAGAAAAGCATGGAGTAGTATTACATGAGATGATTAAAAAATCCGTTAAGAAAGGTAGAAAAGTATTCTTTGTATACGGTGGAACAGAAACAGAAGTTAGAGAAGAAATAAGAGCGATAACAGAAACACAACACGATGCTATTATTATAGCATCATACGGCACTTTTTCAACAGGCATAAATATAAGGAACCTACATAACATTGTCTTTGCCTCTCCTACAAAGAGTAGAATAAGAAACTTACAGAGTATAGGAAGAGGACTTAGAAGAGGTGAACAAAAGGTACAATGTAAATTATTTGATATAGGAGATGATTTATCCTGGAAGTCCAAGAAAAATTACACATTAAATCACTTAATAGAAAGGGTAAAAATTTATAACGAAGAAGGTTTCGATTATAAGTTGGTAAAAATAGATGTCTGATATAACGATTATAAAGTTAATAGATGGTTCCACATTGGTGGGTATAGTTTCCGCAGGCCCAGATTCATATGAAATAGAACACCCGATTGAGGTTGTTAGTCATTTGTCTATGAATCGAGGTGTTGTAGGAGAACAATTAAGTTTACGGCCCTGGATTGCATTTAGTGATACAGGAATTTTTAAAATAGATAGAATAAATGTTTTGGCGGTATCAAACTTAGATGAAAAATTTGTAGAAGGTTATAACAGTATTGTAAGCGCTACTTATTTAAATGAAAATGTTTCCATTGAGGACCTCCCTAAACTATCAGACATGAGCGAGTCTTATTTAGAGGAAACATTAGACGACTTAGACTTAGAAACATTGGCGGAATTAGCTGACGCCGTTATAAAAAAGCAAATACATTAGGAGTATATTATGGCAAAAAGACGTGATCCAAATTCATCACACTACATAAACAATAAGGAGTTTCTAGAAGCAATGACTGCCTATAGAAACATTCGTATAGAAGCTGAGGAATCTGGTGATGACAGACCTCAGGTACCAAATTATATTGGTGAGTGCTTTGTTAAAATAGCAAATCACTTGGCATATAAAGCAAACTTTGTAAATTATACATTTAGAGATGAAATGATTCTGGATGGTATTGAAAATAGTCTTACATATATGGACAACTTTGATCCTGAAAAATCTAAAAATCCTTTTGCATACTTTACACAAATCACATATTACGCTTTCATTAGACGTATCCAAAAAGAGAAACGTCATATGGAAACTAAGTTCAAGTATATACAAAGTCTCGATATTGAGCAGATACTTGAAGAAGGTGAAGGTAGTCCAGACTATCTCAAATATATGAAAGAAGTTATTGACCAAGCTCAAGCAGATGAAGCAAAAGCTGATGCGGCAAACAAAGGCAAAAAGATGCCAAAACGTAGGCCCAAATACTTAGACGAAAAAATTAAGGCAGAAGAAGCGGCTGCAAAAGAGGCAGCTAAAAAAGAAGAAAACGGTTAAATAGACTCTTGATTATAGGTTGTATAATCATATATAATACTCAACATGGCAAAACTTAGATATAGCGAAGCATTTTATTCAGTACAAGGCGAGGGTAGATTCGTAGGAGTCCCTAGTATCTTCCTTAGAGTCTTTGGTTGTAATTTTGAATGTAGAGGTTTTGGTCAGGAACGAGGCAAACTTATTCCTGTAGAAGAAATGCCCTATATGACAGATCCTAGAGCAGAAAAGGATAATGAAATAGCATATAAAAGTATCGAAGAACTTCCTGTTACTCCTATAGGTTGTGATAGTTCAGCATCTTGGGCGATGAAATACAAACATTTACAATTAACAAAGACAATAGACGAGGTGTTTGAACATATAATTAGTTTACTTCCTAATAATAAATTTGATGAGAGAGAAGATATACATTTAGTTATTACAGGTGGCGAACCTTTATTAGGTTGGCAAAGAGTTTGGCCTGAACTATTAGAAAGGTGTAAAGAAGTAGGTTTGAAGAATGTAACATTTGAAACAAATGGAACACAGAACTTACAACAACAATTTATAGATTATTTAAATGAAGATGGAAAAGACATTCATATTACATGGTCAACATCTCCTAAATTATCTATCTCAGGTGAGGATCAATTCGATGCCCTTATTCCTGAAGCACTATTAGATATGAACAAGGTAACTAACAGTCATTTATATAATAAATTTGTCGTTAGAGACTATATAGATTTTGAAGAAGTAGATTTATTTGTTGATGAATATAAATCTGCTGGTGTTGTTCTGGATGCAGTTTATTGCATGCCAGAAGGCGCAACGTTGGAACAACAAGCCCTAACAGAAAAGGATGTTGCAGAAGCCTGTATGAAAACAGGTTACAAGTTTAGTCCAAGGTTGCATATTACATTATTCGGGAACGCATGGGGAACATAGACGTAACTTGGAATACAATAAACGAACAAGTAGAACACATTAGTGATTTGGTAAAACAGAATAATATTGACATGATTGTAGGTGTTGCTAGAGGAGGATTGGTTCCCGCAGTAATGGTTTCAAATAAAACAAAGGTTCCTATGCAATGCTTAGAGTGGCAAACAAGAGACGGCAACGGAACAGACAGAAAAAAACTTATAGAATTACAGCTTGATAAATATAATTGTCTGTTCATAGATGATATATGTGATACAGGCAAAACAATATATGGTATAAGAGAATTGTTTCCAGGCGCTAAGTTTGCTGTTTTATTTAACAAAATGGTTGACATGGAGCTTGACTTTGAGGGAATAAGACTCTATAATAATACACAATACCAGTTAAAACAATGGATAAATTTTCCCTGGGAGTAAAATATGGAAGTAAGTAAAAAGATAAAAGAACGTTTGGATAAAATAGGCAAAAGATATTACGCAGCGGATAATATCTCAGAAGTTATGTTGCCTGGTGAGAAACAAGAACTGATTGACGAACTAGCACCTAAGTTTAATGAAGTATTAAAGTCATTAGTTATTGATACAGAAAACGATCCTAATAGTATTGACACAGGCAGACGTATGGCCAAGATGTATGTTAATGAAATTATGTCAGGTAGGTATAACACTATGCCAGATCCTAATAGTTTCCCTAACTATATTGAAAATGGATACGAAGGTATGTTGGTTGTGAGAAGTGAATTAAAAAGTTTATGTTCACATCATCATCAACCAGTTACAGGTATTGCTTATATAGGAATTATTGCAGGCGATAAACTATTAGGGCTAAGTAAGTACACAAGAATTGCACAATGGTGCGCTATGCGAGGTACATTACAAGAAGAACTTAATGTAATGATAGCAGATGAAATACAAAGACAATGTGAAACAGAACACGTAGGTGTCTACATACAGGCAACACATGGATGCTGTGAGAACAGAGGTATTAGAGCTCATAGTTCTTTAACACAAACAACTGTCTTAAGAGGCGGTTTTAAAAATGCAGACTTGAAGAAAGAATTCTTCGATAACATAACACAACAACAAATGGTATCACCTAGATAATGGATATTAATAAACCACACATAGTCGTTGATTTGGAAACTTTAAGTGTACGTTCAAATGCGTGTATAGTTTCTATTGGCGCTGTAAGAATAGAAAACTTAGAAATTGTTGATGAGTTTTATGTGAACGTAGATCCTAGGACTTGTAAAGATGCAGGACTACATATTGAAAAGTCCACACTTGATTGGTGGGCAGAACAACCTAAGGAAATTAGGCAAGCGTGGCAAAAAGATCCTGTGCCATTAGATGAGGCATTGGATAAATTCCAAAAGTTTTATGGGTGGGATAGTATTCCTGTTTGGGGCTATGGTGCTAACTTTGATATTGTCATATTAGAAAATGCTATGACATTATCTGGTTGGAATGAAAACAAACCTGAAATGGAACGTTACCCTTGGAAGTTCTGGGACATATATTGTTTAAGAACTCTCATGAATGTATTAAATAAAAGGCTACCTAAAGCAAATAATCATAATGCTTTAGATGACGCTGTAGCAGAAGCAAACTTATTAATAGAGATATTGAAGTCATGATAGAACAATTAAAAGAAAATATAGAATTTTGTAGATGCCATTGGAAAACACTTTTTATAGGTAGTTTTCTTATGCACTTTGTATTTGATTGGTTTATATTTGGACTAGGAGTTCTATTAGGTATGCACATAGGACATTAATTATGGATAAAGTATTAGAGTATGTAGTTTCAGGCACAAGTTATATGAGGTTAAGCAATCCTCAAATTGCTAACGATGAAACTAATTCAGGTATTGTTAGAACACTAATAGAAAAATTAGTACAAGACAAACATCATCACAAATTTAGTATGCTATATAACGGACATACTGAATCAGGTTTTGGAGAACGTTTCAAATCCTATAGAGAATCTATTCATAAAGTTCATGTGGACTCAGGAGGTCTACAGGTTGTTACACAAGGATTAGATTTGACTGATGAACTAAAAGAAAAAGTTTATCGTAACCAAGCACAATTCGGTGATGTGGGTATGTGCTTTGATGAGATTCCAGTGATACTTACAGGCGAAAGGTCAGAACGTAATGATGTAAAACAAAGGTTCTTTGATTTTGAAAACTATGAGGAGATGGCAAGAGCTACAGGTAGAAATATTAAAAGACAATTAGAAATATTTGATGAAGAAGAAAGCTCTTGTAAACCTTTTATTATTCTACAGGGTAATTGTGTTGATACATATTTACGTTGGTATGAATGTTTACTCGGTGAAATACCAACTGAATGGCATGATAGATTAGGTGGTATAGCAATGGGAGCAGCAGGTTTAGGAACAGGCCCATTAGAAGATGTTAAAAGAGCTTTTATTGCTAGTGAAATAGAAAAAGTTTGGCAACAGGATAAAATGCACTTACACGTCTTAGGTGTAGGTAGTATTAGACGTATGTTACCCTACA